GTTCCAGTCTAGGAAGTCTGGCGCATCCATTGGTCCGCGGTAGAGATCAAGTAAATAAGTAATCTCAGTCTCTGGTTGGTAGAGCCACCATTGGACAGCCCAGTTCTTAGTAGGAGAAGGGTCAGCGGTGATAACGCTAAACCAATCCCCACCTAAGTTCTTTGGAATCTGACCGATACCTCTATCTGAATCCCAGCACCCAGGAAAGGAGACACCGGTCGAGTCAGTACCCCCGTGAATCCACAGTTCCGGAACAAGTTGGTTCTCTGGATCGTGGTCTTCTTGTTGGTACATCGTTAGAAAGCGGTCTTCGCGATTAGCCTTTACCCGTTGGAGTTCTCGCCAAGGGAGTCTAATTGGGTCTAGGAGACAGCCCTTGGGATAAGGCTTGGCGTTGTTCTCGTGCTTACCTGTGCATAAATCGTCATAGTGGGATTTGTAGACAATGTGCTGGTACTTCTTAGGGGCATCATCTGTTATCTCGCCGTAATCATCTACGTCGGTTAGATCTAGGACATAGCGGTAAAGGTCATCTGAGGCTAGGCGCTGGCCTTGAAGGATTAACAGCCCACCTGGTTCTAAACGGGACTCTGCTTCATTCTCCCACCAAGTAGTTAGGTTGTTGAAATCCCCACGCATCGTTTTCTTATCTACAAGGTCATCCCAAATAATAAAATCAAAACGACCACCAAGGAAGCCTGAATCCATGCCATAGGCAGTTACTGTAGATTCTTTATCCTCTACAGCCACCCCAGAAGACTGCTGGACAACAAATTCAGATTTAGTCCACAGGTCATTATTGGCAGATTTGAACACTCCAAAGTCTTTAGCCATAGTAGATTCTGCGTCAGTAGCCACGCCTAGCGTTACCAATTTAGGATCAGCTCTTACTGGTAAGCCTCGTTCTAAAGTCCTACGCAGACGGTTGGAGTATTGGCGTGCTTGGTGTTCAGTGCGCGAAGCAACCATAATACGGATACTGCGGTCTCTGGCAATCAGCCAAGCAGGTAGGTCGTGGGTGAACATGGTTGACTTACCAACACCAGGAGCAATGTTAATTACTAGGAACTCTTTCTGGGGACTGGCAAGTAAAGTGGTTATCTTCTGCGCAGCATCTATCGCCCAAGGGTTTAAAGATCTAGCCATGTAACGTTGCCTAAAGTAACCGAAATCTTCTAATGCTCTTCTTCCTTCAGCGCTAGCACCAAAATCATGAGCCATACCCCGGTTAGCCATCAACCGAGAGAGCCTAGAATCCCTAAGTGCTTTCTGCCGTGTTACCGTAGAAGGAGCAACACCAACCTCTTTAGCTGCCCGTACCTCAGAGTAACCGAGATCTCTTAAATCTAAGTACTTTCCCCAAGTAGTGTCATCTACGGTTCTACCGGCCATAATGCAACTGAGTTTCTAATTGCCCTTGACTGTGCTTAATCCTAGCCCTTGCAATCTCAAGGTAGTCGGCATCTAACTCAATCCCGATAAAGTTAAAGCCCTCAATGACTGCACCCTTACCCGTTGAGCCTGAACCCATAAAGGGGTCTAGGACTATTCCGTTAGGTGGTGTGACAAGTCGGCATAGGTATCGCATGAGTTCGGTTGGTTTCACTGTTGGGTGATGGTTGGCTTGTTTGGCTACACCTTTTTCTACAAATGTGCCCATCCCTGTTTCGGTGCGTTCGTCGGGTCGTTTCTCCGTGAATCCGTCTAAGCCTTCGTTGCGGTCACGCTTGCTAGTCTTGGCGCAGTAAAAGAATCTGGCAGGTTCACCAAGTAGTTCATTCACCTCATCACTACCGTCATGAATGAAGTTTGCGGGGAATCTGCCCAATACTTTTAACTTCCCAAGGGCTATTTGTTGTGCAGGTGATTCAAGAACTCGAGCGCGGTGTTCTTCATCAGTTTCACCATTGCGCTTAATTGCCAACTTTGTTATTGGTCTACCCTTTAGATTGTCAAAGTTTTCTTCTCCCGTGGCAACCCTACAACCGTCAATGTTTAGCGCACCCGTTCCATGAGCCAACACATTCTTAGCAACTGTGGATTCTGACAAAGGCTTGCGCGCTAGAACCATTGGCTCGTGTGCTGGCTTCAACGCTGTACCCCAGCCGTCCCATTGTTTTGCTTCAATGGATGATTCTCTGATCTCTCGTTCCTCTAATTTCTGTGGTCTGCCTGAGTGCATCTTCCCACCTTGCATACCCACATCAACTGTTTTAGTTCCAATAACCCTGCCAGAATGACCAGCCGTTTTGTCAATAGCCTTTAATACATTTAGCGACTTAGGGAATCCTGAACCGTACACCCACATAATCTGGTCTCTGATTTGAAACCCTGCATCTTCAATCGCAACTGCCATGCGGTGATAAGTTCTTGAACCACTAAAAGCGATTAGGTGTCCGCCGTGTTTTAGAACTCGCAAGCATTGTTCCCACACCTCAACATTAAAGGCAATTCCAGTTGAGTCCCAAGATTTACCCATGAATCCCAACTCATAAGGGGGGTCGGTCACTATCGAATCAACGCTGTTATCGGGTAAGGCTTTCATTACGTTAATGCAGTTGCCCTTTATCAAATCTACTTGTGTCATGATTAGCCTTTTCTAGAAAAATTACTAATAAGTGTTATCGCTTGGTCTTCGGTAAATCCGCTATCTACTAATGAAAGAAACCATTCGTGTAGCATTACAGACGCCTCGATTAGGCTTCCCTCTGGGGCATCGAACATTTCATTTAATGGGTTGTCTGACTTGTCACTCATTTTTTATGTACTTCTTTTATGTGTGCTAGTAAGTCTAAGACTTCTGAAAATGTTGATTCGCAGTATGGGCAAATGTGGTCGCGCCGCACATTGTTTGCACTAATCATCCTCTTTCAACACTCCCCCCAATGCGATTTTTGCCGAACGTTTGTAGGCGTCATTGGCTTCTTTTGAAGTGGCGTACAGGCTGTGCTCTAACTTAATCTGCATAGCAATTGCTTCGCGTGTGTGGTGGATTATGAACAATGGGTCAACGTCCGTAAATTCGGTTTTGTAGATTTCCAAAATCCGTAATCGAACGTACTCAATCACTGGGTCGTCATACTTTGGTCTCGCCATCATTTCGCTCCTAGGGGTTTATCTAGAACTTACCTGATTGTATTCCTATTGTCTGGTATTGAAGTGAGCCTTTTCCAGTTGCCATGCTCAGGGCTTAGCCTCCCTTATTTTACTTCCGTGACTGTAGGAAGGAATCTAAAAATCACCTACTGCGACTTGGAAACACTTTAGACCTTCTTCGCGCCACATTTCTACAACTTGGTTACGGTCATCAAACACGCAGTAAACATGGAAGTGGTCTTTGATGTGTGCCTCGTATAGTTCGCGCTTCACGATTGAATCTGCCCTGTAATCCTTGGACGCACGCATTAAGAGTTTCCTGTATGGCGGGCAGTGAGCCTCAAGCCATTCTTCGGTAACTGCTCTACAGTCCTCGGAGCGACCTGTCACAAAGATAATTTCAAAGTTCTCAAACATTACAAGGTTGCTAACTATTCCAATAACTATGTGGTCAGGGGTATCAGACATTACCTTGTCGAACTCGTGCCATTCCCTATCAAGGCTATGAGCGACAGTGCCGTCAATGTCAACGATGATAATACTTTGCCTTACGATAGTTCCTTGCATCATTTTGTTCCTCGGATTCTAGAGACAGTAACGCAGGGATACGCTTGCGAACATTCATAACACATTCCTGAGCGCTCGGAATGGATTTCCATAACCGCGGTTAAAAGTTTTTGGGTAGCCAACAATTTGTAATGCAACTGTTTGCTTTGCTTTTTGTACAAACTCCAATGTTGGTCTTTTGGCTTACTCGAATCAGTTTTCATTTTGTTTCCTTTCTGGTGGCAAAGCCGTACCGTTTTAAGTACGACTCTGACTTTAGTTTAGAATGGGACGTCATCCGTGAGCCTGTCATCGTAATCGCACTCGGCGCAATCGAACCAATACTCTTTCCAGTCATCTACTAATACATCAGCCAGCCCGTCAAACTCACACTTATCATTCGGGCAGGTAACACTCATAGCGAACGTGTACGAACTGAACCCTGAACCTATGTCGCTCATGCTACAAAACACATCCCTAGAATGTGCATCACTTGTAATTGCTTCATGGCATCAGCCTTTGTTGGTGCATCCTCAATTACGCAAGAATCAAACCAAGATGGAAACCAAGTCTTGTACTGATCAATGTAGTAGCAATCAGATTTCTTAAATACATCCCAGCCGTCTTCATGTTTGTAAAACACTGGCTTACATACTTTGCATGTTTTCACTTAATTCTTCACCACTCTCTTTTTCGGCATTGGCATTAGGTCTTGGCAATTGCTTGCGTACGCGGTAAAAAGATTCCCACTGCGGATGCCCTTGTGTGCATGCCACCTAAGCGCAAGCCCAGTAAATCGCTCAGCCGACAGTTTGGCTTGCTCGATAGTTTTAACATCAGGCAATCTTTGACCGCGTAGGCGTTGCTTGCCATTCTCTAAACAGGTAACTCGAACTATTGCTCGGTAGCCATTGTTGCCTGAACCCTTGCCGCCAAACATCATTACATAGTCAGCCGTCTGGATATCAATGGTTGTATCACCAACTTTGTACACGCGCTCATCGGCGGTAGTGCTTAGTCGCTTTGGTTGTGAAGCCAACGCTCTCGGTGTTGCTAGTTTCATTTAATCCTCTATCTCGTTTGTCGAAATCAATCCAGCATTTACATCCTCAAGGATTTCTGCCCAGACTTCTGGTTTCGGTGTATCCCACATATCTGTGTAGCAAAGAACTGAACACAGAGTCGCGTTCCAACTTTTACCCTCAGGTGCGACTACTTCGTATTCATCAAATCGGTTAGGAGCATAATTAAACTGC